AACCAAATTATTTGGTGTCAATCCATCATCAAAACTTTGAGAACCCCCAACTGGGTTCCATCCCCACTGAAAGACTCGACTACCAGCTTCTGGATACCCAAAACCATCAATGTTTGTGCTGTCTGTAGTCAATATCTGCAAACCGTTTTGTCCTGATACCTGATAGCTAACATCTGGCCTTGGCTCGCGTACTGCTTGGGGATCATTAACTGGGTACATACCCAATTGCAACTGCGGATGATCCGGATCCCAACATTCGTGGCAAACTTTGATTTTAAAAGGCTTGGTCTTAACCGTTTGAGTACGCAATTCCTTAAGCTTATAACGCCCAGAACAGCGATCACATTCGGCAATCGCAAATTTACCAGACGCAAACCGATTAGGCATAGAACAAATTCCTAGGCACAAATCTCAATGGTGATGTATCACGGTCTTCTGCCGCCGCCATGTCCCATTGCTGCTCATAATCGGTCTTTAGAGCCATAATTCTTTGCGGGTCTACATCAGGTAGCTTCATACTCAATTGAAGCGCTAGACCGGCCACCATGCAAGGAATAAAGCGAAAAGGAATATCTTGGACAGATGTACCTGTACCGGCATCTTGAATGCGACGCATTCTGTAATAGACAAATGTATATTGATCGCCAGGTGCATTAGGTGTTGGCCAAATGTTAACAGCAGGTATGTTCTGAATTGTTAGCACTGCGCCTGATGTATGGCTAGCAGCAGTCGTATTGTTCTGTCCACGAGCGCAATTAACTAGTTGATTACCAACAATGTTGGGGTAGCTAATTGTTTCGTTATCAATCTTAATAAAACCAGCCGTAGCCAAATTAGCCACTGAAGATACAGTAATGGTTGTAGCCGTACTGGTAATGTTCCCGTTCAACGTTATTGTTGATAAGTTTTCTTGCGCAGATTGGCGGTTAAACCAATACTGAATAGGACGACCTTGAGCCAGCTTATTAGGCAGGCTCATGTAGGTAGACTCAGAAATGCTACTGATATTGATATCAGTCTGATTTGTTGTACTGTTGTTTTGACGGATAACGGTGTCTAACAGGTTGATTGTGTCCGCAGGCATGGGGTATATGGCCTGCCCTGTAACCAACGGAATCTGGCCTTGCTCAACAGTCCAGAAGTTTAAACCACGGTTTGCCCACTCAATTGTCAAAAGATTTAACGATCTACGGGCGGTACGGAAGTTGTAACCAGTACGAAGTTCTTGACCGCAACGCTCAAACGCCTCTTCAATAAGGTCGTTCATGTCCAAATTAAAGGCCGTGGTTCCGGTAGTCTTAGCCATTATCTATACCCCGATGTTTTCTTTGCAATCGCTTTAGGTTGTGCTACGAATTGCTTCCCGGCTTTTTTGCCAGCACGCTTTGCACGAGTTGTAGCAGCGTACTCAGCCGGGCTAAGACTTTTAATTGCAGCAGCAGGAAGATATCTTTCGCCTGTATCAGAAGATTTTTTACCACTTTTGGTTCTCCATTTTTGGTCGCCCCAATCCTTCAATGATTTTTGAGGTGCTTTCATGCTTCAAAACCTTTGTACCCATTTGCATTTTGTTCAAGATAATCCGCAGCCGCACGCAATGCTTCAATGTTGTCTTTAGCATGCCCAATCATATTGTTGCATGGATTACACAAAATACCACGAACTTTCCCACTTGTATGGCAATGATCCACATCAAGTTTTTTGTCAATCTCATCTTCGGTTATGCCGCATATCATGCAAGCATGCCCCTCATTTAACCGCATTTGTTCCCACCGCTCGTAAGTTAGCCCGTACCGCAACTGTAATTTTTCCGCCTTGCGATTGCGTGGGGTAGTTGGGCTTTCACGTTTGTATTCTTGATGGCAAGGTTTGCAACGGGCGCTTGAATAGTGCTTGTCTGACCACTTGTCAAAAAACTTGTAAAAGTCTTCTAGCGGTTTCTCAGAATTACATTTCAAGCAAATCTTAGTCACGGTAAGAACCCCCAGCCGCCTTGTATTTCTTAGCAACAAGCTGAGCTTTGCGTGCTGACCATTGACCTGCGCCAGTACCTTGCGTTGCTGCGGCTTTTACTTGAGACACAATTCTCTTGCGAAGACTAGGTTTTGTGTAATTGCCAGCGGCATTTACCTTTCCACCTTCTTTATATTGAGTGAAGTCCGTGTCATCCCGACGAGACTTCTTAGTCCCTTTGGGCATTTTAGAGGGAGAGATATCTCCCATTCCACGGCTTGCTCTCATGGTTAAGCTCTTGTCTTTCCACGAATGGCAATACCATCCGCACGCTTAGAAGCAGAAGAAACCTTACCACCAAACTTCATGCCGGTGCTTCCCATGAATTTGTTCTCATCGGATTTCTTTTTAATGCCGGTAAGAATGCGATCTTGGCCACGATCAGAAGCTCCGGTTATACGATTTTTTAACTTGCCAACCATAGAATCAAAATCAGTTCCAGCCTCTCGGTTGCTGCGGTTCATACGATCATATGGAGTTTCGTACTTTGGAGCCGGCTTCTTATAACGGTTTTCTAAGCGAGCAGATTCATCACCTGTATCTGTAGTAGATTCTTTAGCTGAAGTGCGCTTAGGTGCTTTTTCCTCACCAGCAGAATCACCACGACGTGTTAAGCCTTGCTGTTTGTTCATGTAATCACGCAAACTTAAACCTGACTCTTCCAATTCTTTCTTGGAAACATTGCGAGCTTTAGGTGCCGCAGATTTAGGTGTAAATCTTGAGACTGGCTCTGATTCCATATTGTCTTCAACAAACTTACGGGCGCGAGCACGAGTTTCATCATCAATATTTGGGTTCTCACCCTCAACAATGTCACCTTCTGCGTAGCGTTTCATTTTGCGTTTATTCATGATTACACCATCTTTCCGCGAGTTTTACCTTTGATACAGCAGCCATCAGCACGTTTAGATGCTGAGCTTACTGAGCCACCTTTTTTGTAGCCCATGTCACTGATTTTTTTACGATCTGCGGCATCTTTAGCATCTTGAATAGATTCTTGCATTGCATCAAAATTAGCGGGTTTTGGAATACCACGAGACTCACGCTTTATTTCGGCGTCAGCTTCACGTTTATTTTTATCGCCGTTTTTCTTTTTTTCGTCGCTTTCGGCTAATCGTTTTATACCGTAAAGAGCAGAACCCGTCATACCTGCGGCAAGGGCTGGAAAACCAAGTGGAAGTGGCATAATTATCTCCTTAGCAGGTTTTGCCGCCGCGTTTCATAGAAATCATTGTGCCCTTGGTTTTACCCTTGGTAGCAACGCCGTTAGCAGATGAGCGGAATGAACCACCCTTAGCTAGCTTCAAAGATGTGCCCTTGCCGCCTTTATGCTCTTGCATATCGTGTTGCTTGAAAGCTTTTTTAATCATGGCTTTGTCTTGCGACTTGTCCATTTTTGTGTCTTCTTTGGCATCGCTTTTAGCCATGCCACCTTTTTTCATAAAACCCATCTTGTTACGTACGGCTGTAGGTAACTTGGCTACACCGGGGTTCTTTTTCATATCTACTGGTTTCATATCGCCACCTTCTTTAAAAAGAGCCATTTTCCCGTGTTGGGTTTTTGGCTTGTTAATACTCTGTACATCCGGACGGGTTGTGCCGCCAGAACCAAACTTCCTGCCTTTATCTGCTTTGATAAAGTCTTCACCAACACTAGATTTAATACCAACCTTCTTAGCAAACGCAGGGTTTTTAGCCACTGCCGCCATAAAGTTGTGTTGTTTTTTAGAACTACTCGGCATCTTTTTTTCTCCGAATAATCTCAGAGAAAGGTTTACCCGCAATCATTTCAGCAATCCGCATCAATGTCCAGATTGCGCCAATCAAACCAAAAATTGGGGTAAACATTTCCAAAAACGATCCTATGGCTGCAAACACTGAAACAATATCCAGCGTGCTTTTAATTGTGTCTGAGTTAGTGCTCATACCATTCGCCCCTTGGTTTTGCCCTTTGTAGCGCAGCCGTCAGCCGCAGTTACATAGCCCCCATCCTTACAGTTCCACGCCCTTAAAGACTTATTGATCCGTGAATCCGGATCGTTGGCTGTCTTTGCGCTGGTCAGTTTCTTTTTCATGCCACTCATCCTTGCACAGAAGGAGTCGCGCCGGGAGCCGCCTTCGGGCTGGGGCCGTTTCAAATTCATGCCTTGCGCTTTCGCGGAGGCTCGCCCCTTGGCGTTCAAGCCACCTTCGGGGTTCTTGCCTTCTTTCCTCTGCCATGCGGAACTCTTAGCCATAGAACACCGTGATCCCGGTTAATGTGCCCGTACTTGTCGTTAAATACAAACCTGTAGAAGCCAAAACACCTTCGCCGGGAACTTGAACGTAAAAAGTATTTGGATTACTGTTGCCAGCTAAGTCCATTGTGTAGAGAACGGCGGCTGTGGCGCTACCGTCTCGGATTTCAAATGTTACCGCCGTGCTTATTTTTGGGGATACAAC